ACCTTAACTCGTACAGGGCCAGCAGCGGGGAAAGTCTCACTCATGGTCTCTGCTTGGAAACGGATAGCAGCTTCAGCAAGCACGGTAGAGTTAACACCGCAAGCGCCTTGCCAAGGACTAGTACGTTCTTCGTACTTAAACCCTAGGATATCAAGTCCTTTAACGTAGGTGTCTGCCCACTCTTTACGGCTGTCTACGTCAGCGTCTACCATACCTAGTAGGTCACCCGCTAACTCGTTTAGGTAACCTTCATCTAACGCATCTACTAGATTGGCATCGAAGTCCATGAGGTCAGATTCTTCAGCGCCCGGAATAATAGTGATCTCTACACTACCATCATCTAGAGTAACCATCTCAGGGTTAACTATCTCTATCTCTAGTTCAGATTCCTCTACGTCATCTATACCTTCTGGTGCTGCGTATATACCCTTCTCAATTGCCATAGTTTAATCCCTAACTACCTGTCGGAGTTTGTCCAAGAAACTTTTTTCTTTGATATTTTCATCGTAAAAACGACTTGTCCTAAAATTATCTGGAGACATAGTATCTTTAAAGGCGGGGTCTTCTCCAGCATCCTCTGCTTTCCTTTTATTCTTATCGCCACGCCTAACTGCATCGTACGTCATATTTTGTGTTGCGTGGTGATCTAAAAAAAATCTTGCTCCCTCAACTAATTCCTCAAGTGGGGTATCTGGGTCTTTTGCCAATTCAGCAATCTCAGAAGCGCGAGTATGATACTTCTTATTCCACTCTGCATTTTTAAACCCAAAAGCTGTAAATTGTAACTCTTTCCTAAGTTCTCTCTCGTTCTCGACCCCCACCAAGTCTTGAATTGTATTGAGGTACTCCGCTGAATCCGCGTTCGTGCCATACTTTCCGGGGGGTAATCCTTCTAAACCTTGTCTATGCCTGTACTCGTGGGCTATAGTCGTAAGGTTATTACCTAATCCATAAGTATTAACTGTATCTGGCTCTGCTGGAAGAGAATAATTCCCATACCTAGTGCGTACTGTCCTGTTACGACCTTCTGGATTATTGGGGGTTATGTAATTCCCCGCAACATTCAAATTCATACTTTTTCCGGGTATATCGTAATCATGGTGCCTAAACCTGCTCGGGTCTACAGGATCAGCCCCTTCTGGCATACGGTCTTGTACCGCCGTTTGAAACTCCGCGTCTCCTAGTTGTAGAGAAGCCAAAAAATCTTGTTGTTGTTTCGGAGACATCTTAGCCGCAGCTTTGGTTAACACCCCGCGCCCTGCTGGAGACGCTTTACTTATATGCGCTTTTAGCTCTTTTATTATCGGCATTCTGTAACCTCTTAATAAAACCCGCTGCCGCGATGTTTAAAGTATTTGATTTCTTCTGGCTCATCAGTAGGTAAGCGTATGAATCCACCTTGCCTGAACCGCATAAGCGCCATCACTGTTGAGTCCACTAAGTCATCATGACTCATAAAAGGAAATCCAGCGATCTCTTCTACTACTTCCTCGGCCCATCTAGTCTGCGGAACCCACACTAGTCCAGACTGTACAATATCAGACACAGAGTTTAAGCGTGCCAGTTTATCACCAGAACCTCTATGGGGGGTATATTCTTGTACAAGCAGCCCCATACGCCGCATTTCTTGATATAACGCAACTCCTGAACTCTTTTTCTCTACTATAAACGCGTCTGGTTCCCACTCTGTGTACTGATCCATAGCTAGTTCTTTTAGCTCATGGAACTCCATACGCTCTTTTATACTATTAAGCAAGATTATATTATACGCTGAAGTATCCTCATTAAGAAATACCCCCCACGTAGTAAGTGCTGTGTAGTCAGCGCGGTTATGTTTCTCGGCTGCGGAGTCCAACGACATGATTATGTATTCGCACTCGGGGGGTCTCTCTAAATCCCACTCGTTCCACCACTCTCTTTTAACCAGTGCGGCTTCTTCTGCGGTAGGTTGTTGCTGGTACTGGGCGTTCCACTGGAACACGGGCATAGATGCTTTCGTACGTAGCAACGCCTCCAGATCAAAAAACTCAGGCCACAGGGGTTTCTGTACGGGCTTGCCGGTATCTCCATCGTCGATATCTAATATCGCGGGGAACTCTATGACCTCATACTGGTCAGATCGCTCGTTTTGAGTCATATCCTTGACCACACGACCCGTTAGATCGTCCATATGCCATCTAGTCTGGATAATAGCTACACTACCTCCGGGCATCAAACGAGTACGAGCACCGAACGTAAACCACTCGTATGCCTTCTCAAAGACAATAAAGTTGCCGTTGATAACGTCTTGCTCAGAGTGGGGATCATCTACCAATAATAAGTGGGCACCGCGACCTGCCAGTGCAGAGCCAACACCACACGCGTAATACTCTCCGCCTATGCTTGTGCTCCACCGACCCGCTGATTTAGAGTCGCTGGCTAGTTTTACGGTAGGAAATATTACCTGATACTCGGGGGATGAGATCAAGTTACGTACTTTACGCCCAAAATCTACAGCTAGATCAGTTGTATGGGACACCATCATCACTTTCTTGTCTGGATTACGCCCCAAATACCACGCTGGGAAGAAAATAGACACTAATTGGGACTTGCCGTGGCGTGGAGGGATGTTTACGCACGCTCTATCCTTGTTCCCTAGCTCTATATCCATCAACAAGTCGGCTAGAATCCTATGATGCTTACCAACAATGAAGTCAGGCATCATAAGTTTACAAAAGTCAATTAAATCGTCGTACGCAGCCTTTACTGTTCGCCGTTTGTCAAGCTCATCGACTAGTTTTTCTATCTCCACCACTTCATCAGGGCTAAACTCGTCGATGTTGTCCAACATATGCTGGATTTCTTGCTGCGTAAAGTCTACAGCAGCATTACTCACGGCCTTCCGCTCCTAATTCCACGTCGAGGTCTATGATCTCCCCGTCTATGGCAATCTCTTCCCTAGGATTTACTAGTTTTTCTAGCTTCCTACGCAGTTTAGCCTTCAAATCATCCGTTGACTGGTGTGTAACGGTCACTTCTGACTTCTCCGCGAACAGTCCTACGTCTGAAATCTTACCCAGTAACTCCAACGCTCGTATACGGACGCGTGGATCGGGGTTCTCGGTCTCTAGTATCAACTTATTGGTCACAAGATGGCGCAAAGACACCGCAGATTCTACTACTGAGGCACCGAATTCGGTAAGTATGTTACCTGTAAGCACCAAAGAGGCTGGTGTTAGGGTAGCGATACGCTTGTTTGTGGCTTTCCGCGACGTTTTTTCGGGGTCGTCGGCATACGCTATAGCAATTTTAGCTGCTATATCTTCATCTTCTTTGGTAGGTTTAAGTTCTAACCCGTGTTCTGCTAGCTCTAAGGCTGTAGTTCTTGCTGCTTGCGTACGGACAACTAAATCCACCGCAGGGTCATCATCAAATAGCGGAACCCCAGTCTCGGGTTCGAGTTCAATAGTCATATTGTGGTTGCAGGTTGTTAAACCGAGGTTACTTTGTACCACAACAGGTTTACATGAACAAGCCTATTTAAGGTCTGCCCTCCTAAAGTTTTGTAGTACGTCAAGTCCTGCTTGCTCTGCTTCGTCTGTAAACTTGTTAGGGTGTATCTGTATACCCGTTTTTTGTCCTAGCTCTTTAGTCTGCATTATCACGGCTTTCTGTATGTCTAGGGCTATAAACATATAGAAGTCTGCTACTTTCTCTGACTGCAAGTTGAATATGTATCGGAGTAGGGGTTTGCTCCTAGCCTTCTTTTTTATTTTAGACAGGTTGGCTGACTTCACTTGTAGGGTGAACATGTCTTCGTTACTCGTCTGGCACCACAAGTCTACGCCGGAACGGTCTACATGGTGGCACTCTATACCACAACGCTCTAGGACGTACATGGCGAAAAACTCCCCTACCCTCCCTGTATGCGTGGCGCTATATATCCTTATATTTGGCTTATCCATATCCACTCAGTGTAGGTATACAAAAAATTTTTTACAAGGGACTTTATAAATCGAGGTGGGGGGTGTTCCCATATAGGTAGGGTGGGGGTCTCAAACTCATAGAAAAACGATTAATTTGTGTAAATTAGTAATATATAGAGCGGCGGGACTCCTGCTGTGCCAAGTGGGTCATGGGGGCGGGGTAGGTATCGAGTCATAGCGATTCGCGCCATTGTATACATATGTATACAGTTTGATTGTTTTTTGTAGGCTATCTATTGTTATCTTGTCATAACTTGTTATTATTGGTGACATCAAGACGCAATACCGCGCTTGATTAATTGAAGAGAAAATCATTATGAAAAAGAAAGCTAATGTAGAAACTGTTAAGACGCCCGCAACACCAATGTACATCGTCGGTAAGTTTACGCACGCGGCTCGCGAGTTATACAGCACGTTTGCTAGTAAAGACGTGACCGCTGAAAAAGCTGTAGAAAGCGCTCGCAAAGCTAGCCAAGCGGCCTACGACAAACTGGTTCAGGACGGTATGCTCTGGACAGACTTTGTATCTCTAGGCGGTAGGAATAAGGGCGTATACGACGGCCATAAATCCACTACCACTCCTGAATTGTGGGAGGCATTGAAGGCCGCAAGGTTAGAAGGTAAAGGCGAGCGGGCGGTCAGACTGGCAGCAACCCCAACGAAAGCCTTGAATGCTCGCGACAAGAAAGACAAGCGGGCAAACGAGACATGGTTAGGACGTGCAATGTCAGCCGATAGGGACGCAATCCGAAAGCGCCAAGAAAAGAAAGACGGAACGGCAGTAACTGAACCGCAACCCGTCGAGACCGGTGACAAGGTAGTTGATGAAGCCAACAAGGTTAACCACAGGATTTGCAAGAAAGTGAGAGACCTTCAAACCTATATTGAAAAGCACGCGGCGGTTAAGGATGCCGAAGTAACTAAAGACGTGCTAGCAAGTGTACTGGCAACATTCGCACAAGTAACCGAGTAACCCATACGCCCCCTTCGGGGGGCACTAACCTAAACAGGTAATGACACAATGAACAGTAAAAGACATGCCGAAGAAAGCAAACGATTCAGCCGATTGACCTACGTTAGAAAGCCCCGAGCGAATTACGTGTATCTTGTAGAGTATACGAAGGACGAACCGGCGCGGTCACTTCAAATTAACCTGATTGAAGTATTTGATTCAAATGAATTGGCTCAACAAGAAAGGGCTTTACTCCAGAGCCTAGGATACAAGGCGTGGATACGCGCACTGCCTGTATCACGCGACGCCAAGTAATACCCAAGCCTCACTCCGGTGGGGCTTTTTTTCGCCTGTCAAAAAGTGATACC